CTATCAATGCAGCAGGGAGCTAAAATCTTTATTGATTTATACCTCGCTCAGTTTCTATAGATTGCACTTCATAGCTTTGACTTTCTATGTTTGCAAACATTTTTCTTGAAGCTATATTTAATACTTCTATTTGATAATTTTCTAATAATTTATCATCATCAAAAGCTTCTGTAATTGTAGGTCTAAATAAATATACTAATCTAAAATATATACTTGGTGCTGGATTCGTATTAATACCTCTATTGCTTACAACATACGAAGGGTAGTCTTGGTTGCTTTTATTAAATGGGTCGCTAGTAGATAAGTCTTCAACATATTCTTTATATCCTTTAAATTCAGCTTCGTTATCATCTACTTTTACTGCTATAGGATACATAAACGAAGCATCAGGTATATCAAATCTATTTGGTATATTCCAAGTTGTTATATTTGCAGCATCTTGTACAGATATTCTATATAAACCATTCAATGCTGTTTTTGATTCTCCATTTAATTCAAATTTATTATAATATTTATTAATAAATTCTGTTATAGCTAAGTTTATAAACTTTTCTTTTTCAGAGTCTATAAAATAAGGTTGGTCAGCCTTATCTAATAATAAATCTAAATATGCTAGCGCTTCAGTTGATGTCATTTATTCCATTAATTCTTTAAGGCCTTGTGGTGTAGAAGAATTTGTAGATACTTCTATTTTTTCTTCTTTTTGTTCTACTGGTGCTACTTCACCTGTACGCATTTGATGTTTTATCATTGCATATATATCAGCATTTTCTTTTAACCATACAATGGCTTGGTCATCAGTTAATCCAATATTATTTGAACCATGTTTCCATACACCATTTACTTTTGTTAAGGCTTGTTTATCTAATGCTTGTTTTAAAAATACTCTATGTTCTTTATCTACATCATTAAGAGTAGCTAAAAACTTTGTAGCATTGTCACTTGCAAATTGTATTATTTTTGCTTTTAGCATCATATCATCTAGATTAGGTGACAGCCCCATTAATACAGATAAGTTTTTTAATTCATTAATATTAAGTTGTGAAGCAGTTGTAATAGCTTTTGCAGACTCAATAGAATCTTCAGCAGCTTTTTCTTGTTCTGCTCTCATGTCTTGAATTACAAATTTTCCACTACCTTTAATTAATGGATGGTCTTTTAAAAATTCATATATTCTTTTATCATCTTCATCATTAATATCTAATGATTTTACTGCATTAAACATTTCATATCCTGGTACTTCTTCACCATTTGGGTCTATTAATATTCTATTTTTTCCTTTTCCATCTTTATAATTACCAAATTTTACGTAATTAAATTTTTCTACATTTCTTGCTTTTACTAATACTATATGTTTTTTCATTTTTTTATTTTTTAAGTTCCCTGTTATTTAATTCTTTTTCCTTTACTTTCTTTTATAAGGTTTCCGTTTTCTATCCATGTTTTGTTTTGTGAATGTTTACGCCATTTAAATCCAGACTGTCCACCAATATTAAAACGCACTTTATTTTTATTTGCGCCTTCTTCTTGTTTTTTGTCCCATTCTTCTGGGTCTTTAGCAATGCTTCTTAAATATTGTGCAAAATTCATATTACAAATATAAAGAATTTTGGGAGAGCATAAAGCCCTCCCATAATTCAAATTGTTATTACGATGTAGTATGTCCTGTCGCAACACCACTAAGCCCGTGAGCATAGTATGAAGTTCCGTCAGTAAAGATACTTATATAGTCACCTTGTTTAGATGCAGCCTCAACAAGAATGTTGCTTACAGCTGTACCAGCAGTAGAAGCTCCAGCATCACCTGCAGCGTCTTTCTGTACAAAGTCTATAATTGCACTTCCAGCAGCGATAGTAATATCATTAGTTGGAGTGTCCTCTTTAGTAACAAACTTACAATTCCATCCTGATTCTAAATTAGCAGCTACAGGTAACGTAATTGTATACGCACCACCAGCTGAATCTAGCATAAAGATTTTACCGCAATCTTCGTTAGTTAACGTTACTGCTTCCGTTATATTTTCTACAATATATGCAGAACGCATTACAGGAACAAATAATGCATTTTCACCAGCAGTTAAAGAACCACCAGCTTCATCCGTTCCCGACAAGAAGCCCTTTACAGAACTTCTAAATTTATTAAAACTAAATTTTAAAGCCATTTTTATTTATTTTAAAGTTATTTACTAAGGTATTCATGCGCATAGGCTATCTATTCACAAATACCAATTAATTATTATTATACAGCAGCGTATGAAATATCGCTTATTGCAGCATCAGCATGACCTGAATCTTTGTCAACAGTCAAAATAGTACCTCTTGATGCTCTAGCAATTTGCGTCATTAACATATCAGCAAGTCTAATAGACTCACCAGATGCACAAGTGATAGTAGTAGTATCTAATGCAGAATTTACTCCAGCTCCTAAAGTGTGAAAAATCACAGTAGTAGAAGTAGTAGAAACGTATTTTATTTCACCAGCTTCAATATAATTTACAACGTTAGCAGTGTTTGCACTAGTTGCAACGTCTTGGAATTTTATAAATTTCATTTTTATTTATTTAAAGGGTTAATAATTACGATGCACTCAATATACCACAAGACAATGGATTTCTAACAATGATTCCAGATTCAGAAAGCAAGTGTGCTTCAAATTTGTCATCTGCGTTAGCAGCCATCATAGACTTTTGGTCATATGGGTTAATCATTCCAGCTACATATTTCTTAATGAAGCTTCTATTTACGTTCTCAGCACCTTTAGTGATAAGCTCAATATTAGAAACGCCACTAGTTTTCCCAAAATCTAGAAATACCATTTTAGCTGATTCTTTCAATCTTACATCACCAAATCCATTAGTACCGCCTGAAGCTGAATGTAAATTAGGGTCATCAAATACTGGACAGTAAGCCATAGTTAATTTGTTACCTAACGCTGTGTAAGATGTAAAATTAGCACCTAACTCAACATTTCCATTTACACCAGACATAGAACCACCAGTAAAACTTCCAGATGGAGCAATTAGTAAATCTTTCATTGCTCTGTGGAAAGCTAATCTTCCTTCAGTACCAGTCATTACTACATACTCATTACCTTCAGCATTAGTAGCATTTAAAGATAATTTAGCTAAGAACTCAGTAATAATGTCTTCAGTTAAAGCACCCATTGAATAAGTAGCTTGATTAGAAGAATCAATTTGAGCTAATAAACCATCACCAGTAACAATAGAATTTTGCTGTCCACCGCTTCCTAATCCTAATGAAGAAGTAGAATATGCATTTGGTCTTTGAATTGTAGTATCTGTAACAGAAGTTCTACCATACCATCTTTGTAGTTCTTGCTGATACATGTACTCATCCATCATCATTTGCTCTTTAGTAAAGTACCATAGTCTGTGTCCATTATTTTCAATCCATGTTACATCTGTAATGTCTTTTCCTGTTACAGATACTTTTTTACGCATTGTAGTCAAGTAATTAACATGCGTAGATGGATATACATAATTTTCACCCACATCACTTCCTGAAGACCCGTTAGGGAATGCAGAACCAATAGATGCAACGATAGCTTCATCAGCAACATCTGACGTTAATAAAGGATTAGATGTACCATCAATCATTTCAAATTTAACTACAGAATCAGAAGATGTTGTAGCAGTACCACCGTTAGCAGCTGCTCTTGTTACATCAGCAACTGGGTCTTCTAATACTAATGCAGTAGCTCCTGATTGGAATCTAACCATATCGTATTTATTCAAGAAATCACTAGTTCTTCCTGAAGTTTGTCCATCAAAAGACATGTAGAATACATCACCATCAGCATCCATGTTATCATAGTTTCCTGCTGTAGCAGCCGATGCTCCTGAATTAGCAGTTGAACCTGCAAATGTTACACCATCAGTTGAAAGCCATCCATTAGAATAAGAAGGAGTATTATATCTTCCCATTACTTTCCACTCAAAAGAGTTATCTCCTAATACTTTTTCTTTTGCAAATCTTCCAGTTCTTTCTAATAGGAATGTAGCAGAGTATCTAGGATATTGCTGAATTAAAGTTCTTGCAATCTCTGGGTATTGCAAAAGGGCAGTATTCAGCGAGTTTTCTGGAGACGTACCACTTCCGTACGTACCCGTATATACTTTAGCCATTTTTTTTAATTTATTTAATTATACATTATTTTAATTTGATTAAATAAATTTTATATCACAAATCCTAGCATTGCTTTCTTGTTATTAAATTTATTCTCTCATAAACGCGGCAGGGTCAAATACCGAACTATCTTTCTTTTCATAAGTCGGTTTAGATTTCCCTTTAAGACTTGGAGAGGTTATTTTATTTAGGATACTGGCTTTGCCATCCTCTAACCCCTGTGCGCGAAGTATCTTTGCAAATTTATCTTTGAATAGCAAAAACATTGCTACCTCAGACGCATTGGTATGAGATTTCCATATGTCTTGTTGCATATTACCAGATACAATATACTTGTATGCTTCTTGCTTGTCTTTATTATTTACTTTTCCGCCCATAAAGTCTTCCATTGTTTTGATATATGTTTGAAGTTCTTTTCTGTTAGTTTCAGCTTTTTGTTTTTGCATTTTTTCTGCTTCAACTGCTTGAATTTCTGCTTGTTGTTTTTCTTGTTTAATAGCTGATTGTAACTGTCTTCTAATTCTATGTGCTTCCCTTACTAATAATCCTGAGTCTTCCATTTTATCTAAGGCTTCTTCAATCTTATCTTCTGCCATACCATCAGCTTTCATTTCTTCTGCTAATAGTTCTTTATCTGATAATTTTAAAAACTCATTAAGTCTTGTTGTATTATCATTTATTTGTGGCTCTACAACTTTTTCTTCTGTTTTTTCTTGTGGTTGTAGTTTTTGTTTTATATCATCAACTGATGTGTTTTCGTCTAAACCTAAGCTTTTCGCTACTGCTTTCCAATCTATATCAGGATGTTCTTCTTTCTCAGGTTGTTCCGTTAATTCTGCATCCCAATCAACATCTTCTTCTTGAGCTTTTGGTTCTTCAGCTTTTTCTGTTTCTATTGAATCCCAACTAAAACCATCTTCTTGTTCTGGTTGTTCTGCTGCTTTTTCTTCCAAACCTTTTACATCTTCAACAACATCTTCCACTTCACTTTCTTCTTTAGCTTCTGGTGTTTCAGTTGTTTCTTCTGTAGTTTCTACAGGTCCTTCTGCCGAAAATGCAGATGGGTCAAATGCTGTTTCTTGTACTTCTTCTGTTGTAGATTGTACTTCTTCTACTAATTTTGATTTTTCTTCTGCCATTGTTTAATTATTTTTAGTCCCTAATTTGCAAATATAATATATTTTTTACGATTCTAGAATTGTTTGCGCTGCTTGATTCATTTGTTCTTCAGATGCATCTCCTTCAGGAGTAGTCACTGGTGTATCTTTATCTCCTTTGGCTAACATATTTTTAAGAACTTCTTTATCCATAGATACTCTTTCTTTTAAATCTGTAATATCTCTTTTATCATCCGAAGCTATTTCTGCTACTTGAACTCTAGCTTGTGCTCCAATTTTAGCAACTTCTATACTTGCTTCATTATCCATTTGTTTTATTTGTGCATCAACTTCTTTTTCTTGCATTGCAGCCTGTGCCTGAGCTTGTAACATTTCTTGTTCTTGTTGTTTTTGTAATTCCATTTGTTTTTTCATTTCATCCATACCTCTTTCAAGAACATGCTCTGCTTCTGTCATTGTATCAGCTTTCATTACTTTAATAACATCTAACAAACTTATTTGTCCAGACTGTAGTGCAGCTTGTGATAATTGTTGTACTGCCTGACGCATTGAATCGTCTTTACCGCTATCTCCTACATAAACGCCAAAATCTTGTAATGCAATATCTGGCATTACATTTAGGAATTTATATGCGCCATCACCTAATATAACAGCTCCTTTTTTACCACCTGCCCACGATAACTTCATTAAATTACATAATCTTTCATATATTCTTTTCTTACATTGTATATGTGAATAAAACCAACTTTCAGTTATAGTTGCTGATTGGACTACACTTCTTTGTACATTTCCTACATATTCGTACTGACCTACAGCACCCTCTCTTTGTGGGCTAACTCCTGATATATTACCAGCAGTTTGTTCTAACATAAGTTTTAAATTTATAAGCTGCTGTACAGATTGTGATAATGTAAAATCAATTTGTTGGAATTGATTAAAGTTAGCCATTTGACCTCCTTCTTCTTTTGAGTTAATAGGTATAATACCATCTGTTTTTAAATGGTACAATACTGTTTGCATATCCATACCTAAGTTGGTAGGTAATTGTGAAGTGTCATACACTACAGCTTTACCACCAGAACGAGCCATAGCAAGTTCAATATGATACATAACTATATTGTATAACATCTGTACATTCTTTAATAAATCCACCATAGACAAAGAACGTCCAGTTGTATTGTTTCTAACTACACCTATGTATGATAGACTTGTGCTACCAGCGTCATCTACACTACGTACTTGATTTGGTCTACGTTGTGCCCTTACTAATATTCTTCCTCCTATTTTTGTAGCTTCCCATATATCATCTACGTATCTTGTTTCTATTACTTCATTTTTTCTTGGTTTATAATTATCATCCACCAATTTTTTAAATGGTCTGCTTGGGTCATATTTGTTTTCAGATATTTTAAAACGTAAAGACCTAACAGATTTCCACTCACATGATATTACTCTAATTCTGTTTTCAGAATCTTCATACATATTTACCCAATCAATATTAGAGTTATAGTTTGCTAATTGGTCATGGCTATATACACGTGACATTTCTGCTATTATATTTACATCTTCATCATCTAACTCATCTCTATATTCGTCTATTATTTCATTTAATGATAACCATCTTTCTTCTCCTACCCATGTTGCATCATCTAAATAATCAGAGTTCATGCCTATGTCATATACTATAGCTCTTGGGTCAATTCTTCTTACTTGTGGGTCTCTGTCCATAATATCTACTTTGAAAAATTCTTTACCCGTAACAAGTAAATCTCTAAACCCTTCTTTAAATAAATCTTTATAATTATATCTATTTACTAAATATTCTAATCCATCTTGTGCAGTTTCCTCTACCATTTCTTTATAATTGTATCTCATATACAAATCTATATCTTCTGGTAAAGGCATACCATCACCTTCCATTTCTATTTTAAAACCTTCTTCTTTTTCAAATTCTGAATGTATGTCATCAAGAATACTTCGCATAATTAATCCTACTTTTTTATCTTCTTTTCTAAGTATAGCTTCTTTGTTTACAGTTGCTACTTTTAAATCTGTAGGTCTACGAAGTTCTTCACCAACAAGCAAATCTATCTTTGGTTGAATTATAGGATAATTAACAAGTCTAGCTGGATATGCCATTCCATATTGCTCGGTAATATATTTGAAGTCATCAGAATGAAGATTACCATTATATATATTATAATTAGTAATGTCTGCATGTCTGTTATTTTTAAAAGATGAATTTTGGTATGACATATAGCTAACTATTGCGTCAACTACAGAATTACACCATTCATCTGTTTTTTCACTTTCCTTAAGTACCATTGAAGGAAATCCACTTACTTTACTTGCCATATTTTTTATATTTTAACAGGTATGCCCCTGCTGTTCAATTTATAATAATTAAATCCTATATCAACTATTTCTTCTTCTTTTCTACTTGCCTGAACTCTATAGTTATCTATATTGTGAATTAAACAAATACCAAAAGCCATAGCTCTATCTGTATTTCTTAATCCATAATTTGCTAGTTCATCAATCAAATCTAAAAACCATATATCATCTGCGTGCTCCCTTATATAGTCATCTATCAAGTCTTCTAACAATGACTTTACTTGTTTATTCATATGCACACCATACCTGTTTCTAGTTTTAGTCCCAGGATTATGTGCTGACTCTGGTTTTTCTTTTAAAAATCTTAAACCATTTCTTCTTTTAAAATAATCTAAAATACCTATCTTTGTATATTCAACAAGCATCTTACTATTATAATAAGCTGCAAGTTTTAAACATCCTTCCCAAAAGTCCTCTTTCTTTTCTGGTCTGTCGGTATACTCGGCTACTACGTAGTCACCTGGAGTATCGGCATCTAAAAATCTTCTATATATAATTGCACTACCTAAAGACTCAGAAGCTCCTGCACTATCTTGGTCGTATGAATCAATACCACCTATATCTAAATTCTTATATTCTGGTGATGGATGTTCTAATATTTTGTATGGTCCATCAGGATGTGCTACCCATTTTACTTCCCACTCATCTTCTTCATTATAAGTCCAGCTAAGATTACCTGACTGTATTTGACTTCTATAATCTTTACTTGATAATATTCTTGAGCGTTGTGCGTTTAGTAAAGATATGTCAAAGCGCGATGTTTTAGTATTTAAAAATGCTTCTTGTACTGTTAATGGATAGTTTTGTATATGTAAATTAAAAGCTTCTCTATCTCCAGACTTTTCTATATTTTCTCTTTCTTCTTTTAATACTTCAAGTGCACCTTCATTATTTTCTTCACCAGTCTTAATATCAAAAAAACCATAGTATGCTCTATTAGCTGGAATAAACATTGGTATTAAATTATAAGCATCTGATTCATAATACATATCCATAAAATCTTTTGAAGCTTTAGATATATCACCACCAGTACCTCCAACAATAGGAACACCAAACTGTATATTACCATCCATAAAACAAGCTTTTGATGACATGTATGCATTCTTTAAATGTTTAAACTCACCAGCTTCTTCAAACACCATCAAAGATACACGCTCACCTTTAAATACTTCTGGATTATCCATTGTTCTGCATATTATTGTAGATTGATAACCACCTATTTCCCATTTACCATCAGAGTTTTTTTGTTTATATCCAGAACGTAATATACCATCAGTATCTTTTATTAAGCTATGTTTAAAATTAGAATGTATACCATTCAAACCTTTTTTAGTTTTATCAAAGAACGCATCTGCTGTCATTTGCAAACCAGCAGCAATACCTACATCATTAAATGGAAAGAAAGAAAACTCATGAGCAAGCATACCAGAGTTCATATACGAAAACCCTTTGTCCCTTGCTTTAATGACAATCATTCCTTTACCATCTTTTTTACAAGTCTCAAACAAATCAAAATACTCATGGTCCATTGCTCTATACCACGGAGATATTAATGTTTTACGAGAGCTCTTGTTTCCATCATTACCCAATATTTTATAATAGTTTAAATAAAAATAATACTTACCAGATATTTTTTTCATACCTTTTGGCTTGTATCCATTTATACACCTATCTAATTCTTTTTCCCAGTATTCTTGATAAGCTACTGAGTCAACATTTAGATTAGGATGACCATTATTAATAACAGGTCTATACTTTTGTGGGTCTACCTTAGCCCTACCCATACCTTAACTTCTTTACTTTTTCAAAACCAAACATATTTTGATTTTGTTTTTTAGCTAACTTATTATGATATTCCATTTCTATATCAACATTATGTTTTGATAGAGCTAGCTGATTATATTCTCTTGCTTTCTCTAAATTACCCTGCTTATAAAAAAACATATACCTACCTCTTAAATAAGTTAGTCTATGTTTTATTTGTTCTTGCTCAGACACTAATCGTTTTGTGGTCTATATCCACCAGCAGCTCCACTTACATAGTTTACCTTACATCCAGTATTACAATCCCATTTACGTAAAGATTTATTAATTCTTGAATTAGGGTCACGAGCTGTTTTGGCTGAGGTTAACTTTTTCTTCATACCTTTCATTCTCGCACAAAAAGATTTACGCCTTGAAGATGTTTTACTTTTCGTAGGAGCTTTTAAAGTACCGCCTTTATAGCTTGCTCTGCCTTTAGCATTTAAACCACCAGAAGGACTTTTACCTTCTTTTCTTTGCCATGCTGGAGTTGCCATTAGTCGTGTTGCATTCTGCCACCACCTGGATACATGTTTTTCTTCATCATGCCTCCTCCTGGATATTTTGTTTTACCACCTTTCATGTACATAGTTTGTGTTTTACCACCATACATGAAATCTTTATCAGAGTCCATTTTACCGCCCATAGCCATAAAACCCATTTTGTTTCTCACATCTGTAGGTAATTTAGCTAGTCCTGGATTCTTTGCAGCGTTTACTGGTTTTAATTTGCCACCTTTTTTATACATCTTTTTTTTCTTATTCATCATTTTTTTTAAAATTAATCATGTTGTTTATAAAATTTACCACCATCTTTATATCTACTCACTCTACCTTTTTTACTTTTTTCTCTTGCAGCCGCTCTTTTTTCTCCAGCGCTTAATTGAGACCATGTCTTAGGAGTGTCTTTAGATATTTTTTTTGTAGGCCTAAAAGTGTTTTCACCTTTGCTGTAATCCTTTTCTCCTGAAGGTGTGCGCCAATCTTCTTTAAACCATCTTTTAAGTCTTAACCCTGCTGCTGTTTTTCTTACTGCCATATTAATCGTGTTGTGGTATTCCTTTACCGCATTTATCTTGTGGATAACAAAACCTACCACCAGCTTTCATTTTCATTCCTTCTGCTCCTTTCTTTTTACTTTTGTTTCCCCAGTTAGCTGCACCAACTTTTCTACATTTAGCCATAGCACCACTTCTGTATGCTGAGGTCTTTGGTCCATATCTACTTACTACTTTATGATAACAGGCATCTTTTGGCATAGTCTTATTATTTAGTTTCTTCTAATTGTTCTTTTTTATTTTCTAAAAATGATAATCCTTTATCACCTTGAATTTTTTGTCTTTGCCCCCTTCTTTCTATTGCGTCTAATAATGACTGTCTTGTTTTTAATATCTTTTCAATACCTATCATTATCTTCTGAAGACTTTCAGCGCTATCTTCATCCACTCTCATGTTATTCATGAACAAAGTAAATTGGTCAATCTTAACATTAAAAGCTCTAAGCTGTTCATCAAGCGGGTCAAACTGTAGCTTTTTGTATTTTTCAAGCGCAGCTTGAACCTCTGGGCGCGAAGCGCCTCGCCACTCATACGTCCCGTATGTGTCTTTTGATACCGCTTTAAACCTTTCTTTTTCATTAAAGTGTCTGTATGGGCTATCATAGTCGCATACCAGTGCTACCCACTTTAACGCATCAGCCCCCAGCTTATCAGCGTTTAGAACTTTAAAGAACTCGGGTACCCCCGTTATTCCATCATCATCTTTATATACGTCCCCCTTTCTGTTTAACTTTAATAGGTACATTAATCAAGACCCATTAATCTTTTAAACTGTTCATACTTGCCACCCATTGCCATCTTTTGCTGTATTTCTCCTCCTTCTTCCATTTCATTTTTCTTTTGCATAGCTAAACTTTTTTCTGCATCGTCCATTTCATCTAAATGCTTGTAACCTTTATTTTTCATTTCTTCATGGTCTTCTTCATTTTGTGCTACAAACTTTTCACCCGTTTTAGGGTTATACATGTCATGTGGGTACTTTGGCCCTTCTGCTTTACCGCCTTCTTCATATTCCATTTGTTTTAATTGATTCATGTAATCTCTATAAGAATAAGGGTTTCTCATCTTAGTTGTTTTATTACCGTAATCAACACCTGTAGTTAGGTTTTTTTGTAATGCTTCAAGTGCTTCTGGTGTAAAATCCATAGTTTTTTTTTTACAAAGGTAATGAAATTATTTAAGATACTGAAGATGAAGTTTAGTCACCCATTGTGGACGACCTTCTTTATATTTAAGTGACATGCTTTTATCTATAATTGCAAAGTCTAAATCAAGGATGCGATTCATAATAGTGCACTCATCTGCAACTAAGTCATCAAAGTTATCATAAGCACGATTAAGATAATAAACATTTAGCTCATCCGAAAATGTAATATCACCATTGTAATGCTCTGAATAGTTTAGACTCATTGATAAAATACAGCGTACACCTTTACGCCTTTAATATTTGTAATTAATTCTTTTCTAGTTTCTACTACCGTTTCTTCGGTTTTCTTGTAGCGAGGATTGCTGCTATTAAGTTTTCTTTTCTTCATAGAACAAATATAAAAAATTTTTATTTATTTTTCAGGGAGTCATACGTTGTGTTTATACGCCCCTACCTATCACAGAATTTTGTATACCCCTATACGATTTTCACACAGTATTAACTAAAACTATTTTATTGTTATGAAAACACTTTTAAAACTAACACTATCAACTACTGCTAAGGTTGCAGGTTATGCGTATGGCTATTCGTCAGTTTACGTATCTACTTCTGCAAAGTCGGGAGTTACTGAAGCCAAGTCTGAAATAAAATCTAAGAAGGAGAGCTAAGCTTTCCTTTTTTTTTATATACGTATAGAAACGTGAGATAGTCTATAAGACCCTATATCCTAGTTATTATGCGTATATTTTACTATCTATTTTATCTAACTAATTGATTATCAAGGCT